AACAATAATAAATGGTATATTCGTATGGGAATATGCTGGTGGTATTTTCACTAATGCGGACACTATTGAAGAATATGAAGTAAAAACCGAAGCTGAGATATATAATTTATGATAATATTATTTGAACAATACAGAAATAAAGAGCAATTAAAAAATGAAATTTTAACATATTTAAAAGTCAACACTGATATCAATGATAAATTATGTGTGGATACTCAAACTATAGCTTATAATGTTAGGATTCGAAGTGAATATTGTTTTAAATTATTGAAAGAACTATTAAAAGAAAAAAGAATTACTCACTTAAATCCAATAAATAAAAATAATTTTAATTGTGCTGATTGGATATTTAAAAAATAGGATTATTCACATTTTTAAATTGAACACGATTGAGCGTTAAGCACGAAAAAAGCGCACCGAAATTCGATGCGCTTGTAATATGTTTAATTTTTCTTATAGAGTAAATTAGACAAATCTGTATTAGCATCATATATCTTTCTGAATATGTTTTCAAGTTCTGTTAGTTCTTTGTTATTAAAGTAATCATTTGGTAATCCACCACCTAATTTACCTGCAACTTCAAACATAAATTCAGAAAGACCATCTTCATAAGATACTTCTTTAACATCAAAACTAAACATAACATCAGATATATTCGAATTTTTAAGTGAAACAAAATAATTTTCGTTCAGTTCGTTGAATGATTTTACGTGTTTATTTTTCATTTTAGTTATAATTTTTTTTAGTATATATAAAAATAAAAATCAGAAATATATCTGTAACCGTTAGGCAACATTTAACGATTGTCACTCGGAATGAAGAATGCCCACGTTAGCTGTAACAGCTACTCACATTCTGGATTAAGTGATACATCATTAGTTAATACCATTACAGCGTGAACCATATCCATCATACACTTGAAAGTATTGTCTTGACTTCCTGCACATGGGATGGCTAATGTTTCAATAGCAATAGCATCTTTACGAGCCTTTAATTTAAAAGCGTGGTTATATATTCTCGAAGTTCCTTTAATTGGAAGCCAATCACGCTGAATTACATTGTGAGTGCCGCCCGAAAAGTCTCCTTCCAGTAAAAGTTTATCCTCTAAAATTCCAACAATTTTCAATGGTTCTTTATGTTCATATACATTTCTGTGATAAACTGTTTGGCCGATTTGAAAAGAACAGCAACAGCTAACACTATGTTTATGCAATTGGGGGTTAAGTGGTGTATTCATCTTCATTTCTTTTTATTAAGTTATTACTACTTTATCATATCAAAAATATCTTCGGTTTTTAAACCAATATTACTGAAATATTTTGATTGTGGTTTATCCAAATTTTCCTTTAAATATCCACGTATAGTTGTCTGTATAAATTTTCTTAGTTCCATATTCATAAATATTTTTTCAATTTCCCAACCATTTTTTCTTTTAAAATTATTTGATTGTCTATTTGGTTCTTCCATTTTTTCAAATTCATCAGCAATTTCTTTAGCAATATTTTGAATTCTTTTATCACCACAATGTAAATCCGATAATAAACCATCTTTTTCGCTCTATTCATAAGTTGAATCCATATTTCTGTTTTAGGTTTAGGAAATTCACCAAAGCCAAATTCTAACAACTAATTCTGAAACCATATCAATAATTTTTTAAATTTTTCGATTTCCAATCGTTTAATTTCAGCACCAAGTTCAGCTCCTTTAAATCCACGTTCCATCAATTCGTAAGCATCAACAGAAGTTTCAAATTTTAAGAATTCTTTAAACATATAATTAAAAGATGAAAATTCCCAATCAAATATACATAGATCGACAAAATCTTGCATTGTTTGTTCAGTAACATGATATCTAACTTTATCTTTGTGGAGTGCTAAAACATTATTTAAGTCGTGTAAATCTCGTTTTAATGTTAATAAAAAACACGCAGGATCCGCATATTTACTAGGAACCTTATATTCGTGTAATTTTTTCTTCAACACTGATATGTCATTATTTCTAAATAACATAGCAAATATTATACTCAAATCAAAAGTTTTGATATTATCAATATCCACATTTAAATTTGGAAACATTTCATTGAACATATCATATTCTTTAAGTAGTTCCAAATAGTAGATTAACGATTCTATCTTATTGTTCTTTTCTGCCCATTCAACAGCTTTCACGAACTCTTCAACAATACGTTCTTGTGATACATCATCAACTGATGATATATTACGCAATCTATGATCAACTTTAATCGCATCTGATGTATCGTCAGATATTGTAGATAAGTTTCTTGATGCAAACCTAAAAACTCTCAAAATTCTAAGACGATCCTCAACAAACCTATCAGACGCTTTTCCAACAGCAGAAATAATATTATTATCAATATCCGAAATGCCACCAACTAAATCTACAATCTCTTCTTTTGATATATCGTAGAATAACGCATTCATTGTAAGGTCCCTTCTTTGAACATCATCGTAGATAGTTATATGAGCACCAATTTCGACTTTTTGATCATCACCCTTAGTATCACGTCCACGAGAAATATCACACCGTAGAGCAGCTAATTCATAACCTAATGGTTCATCTTCCGTGAATACTCTTAACACACCAAAAGATTTACCTTGTTCATCTGACACATTAAAATTTTTTAAAATCTTTTTTGATTCTTCAGGTGAAGCGTTTGTAACTAAATCTATATCATGCGGAATAATATTTTGATATAAATCACGAACCGCACCCCCAACAACATATAGTAATTTTCCATATTTGTTAAATTCGGTTTTTAATTGATAAATATCTTTTGGTAATTTAAACTTAAATATAATACGTTGTTCCATTATAATTATTTTTACACAAAGGTAATAAAAATAACAATAAATATACAATTATTTATTATATTTTTGATCAGATAGTTTTTAATTATTAAATTTTTTAATACGTTTAATATCTAGTTTTAAGTTATCTTTAAAATATGTTGTCAAAAACTTAATATCAAAATCTGTTAATTCATAATATTCTTTTATCATTTTTAAATCTTTATTAACAAATTCTGATTTTTGAGTTTCCTTATTTTTCTTAGTTAACCACCACCAAGATGGTGTACCATTTGTTATTTTATAAAAAACTTGAAACCAAACATCAATTGCGGATGCTCGGTTAACATTTTTGTTGTTAAAAAATTGAGCTTGTTTTAAATATTTAATAGCAAATTTTCTATTTAATATAAAAAAACAATCTATTTTTTCTTCATCTGTCACATATTTATACTTATCTTTATCTTTAAATATGATATTAGATAATGATATGAAATCTACTTTTGCCATAATTATTTTTTCCAAATTTTATTTAATATTGATAATAAATGATCTTTATTAATAGGTTTAGATATATGATAATCTGAATTATTATCTATTCTTTTAAAATTCCCAATTCGATCAGATTTAGTTATAATTACACATTTTTTAACTTTATTAATTTTTTTTATAATTTTATCCGTTTCCATATCTGGTAGATTAATATCTAGTATTATTAGTTCGATTTTATCTTTTTGTTTTCGATATATTTTTAATGCATCTTTACCCGAAGATGCTGATAATAAATTAATATTTAATGAATGTAAATATATACCTAATAATGAATAACTTACTGGCAATTCATCTATAATTAATACATTTTTACCAGAGAACGATATATCGTTACATTCATTATATGATATTCCATGTTTAACTTCTTCTAATAATATTTTAACAAAAAATGTTGTCCCTTTATTTATTTCAGATTCTACCCATATTTCTCCACCTAATAGTTCTATTATACTTTTAGATATCGCCATACCTAATCCCGTACCTTTGTACATTTTTCTACTTGAACTATCACCTTGCCAAAATCTATCAAATACATATTTTATCTTATCTTTATGTATACCAATTCCAGTATCCTCAATTTTAAATATTATATATTGTTCTTCTATACTATATGTTATTTTTATATAACCATTATTTGTAAATTTTATTGAATTACTTATAATATTAAATAAGACTTGTTTTAATCTTAGATAATCTGATATTATTTTTCTATCTTCATTTATAATAAATTCCAATTTAACAAAGTCTAAATTTTTTTTATAATTTAATTGATAAAAAACATTATTTAATTCTTCAAACAATTCATTAATAGAAAAATTTTCATATAACAAATCAAAATCTTTACATTCCATTCTAGAATAATCCAATATATTATTTAATAGTTCATCTAAGTGAATAGCGTTAGAATTTATTGCGTTTAAAAACCTTTCTAATTGTGGCGTATCTTTATCCAATAATAATAAATTAGAAAATCCAATTATTGCGTTCATAGGAGTTCTTAATTCATGTGACATATTTGATAAAAATATATTTTTTATAGAATCACTATATTCTAATTTTTCTTTTAGTGTTTCTATTTCATTTAATATTCTTTGATGTTTTGTAACATCACAACCATTTACTAATAAAAATTTAACTTTAAAATTTATATCTAATATCGGAGTTATTATAATTTTATGAAGCCTATTATTTATATTTAGATCTTGGATAACTCGTGTATTTGTGAATATAGCATGTAACATAAGTTTCCTAAACGTTTCATATTCATTTGGTAATAGAATATCTGATATTTTATTTGAGATATGTTTCATTTTAGATTGAAATCCATAACAAGTGTATATGACAGACCCATCTGGTTCTAATAATAACGAATATATTTCTGATTCATCAAAATTACAATTAACAACATTTATCACTTCTGAATCTGTTATTATACTAATAATATTATTTTGACATTTAATTTCCATTAATCTTACCTTCTTTAAAATGATATCTACATAATGAAATATAACTCTCATTACCCCCAATTAGTATCTGGTCACCATCTTTAATAATTTTATTATCTATTATTCTAGCATTAGTTGTTGCTTTTTTACCACACCAACATATAGATTTAATTTCTTCAATGACATCAGCAACAGCCATTAAGTGTGATGATCCTTCAAATGGATTATTTTTATAGTCACTATTTAAACCATAGCATATAACAGGAACTTTATAATAATCTACAATATCTAATAAATTATCAATATGATACCTTTTTAAGAATTGTGCTTCGTCAACAAACACACATTTAATTTCTTTTTCTTTTAGAATTTTACAAAAAATATCATTAATAATATTTGTATCATCATAAATAGGTATAGCATCCATTTCTAAACCAACTCTTGATTTTATTTTTGTATTTGATCCAAATCTATTATCTAATGCTGAGGTTAATAATAAAACATCTTGACCACGTTCAATATAATTATAAGCAGCTCTTAAAATTTCTAAAGTTTTTCCACTACCCATTGTTCCGTATTTGAAATATAATTTAGCCATATATTATTATATATCTAAAATAAAAATATGTTTAAAATAATTAAATATTTTTTAATTATATTTTTTATTAATACGCTGATTACCAAACATAAACAAAAAATAAACAATTTTTTAAACTTACTAATAATAATATATACTTATACTTGGATGTTTATATCCATCAAAAAAAAATCTTAATTATGAAAAAAATTAAAAAAGTAAACAGTGATCTATCTTGGAAATTGGTTTGGGATAAAGATACAAAAGATGTGTTATTATTTCAGAAAATAGAGGGTGATTTCGAAACAATAAATGAATTGTTTGAAGCTGAAAATGAAAATGATGTTTATGAAAAAATAAATGAATTAGGTTTAATATATGATCGATCCTTATTAGAAACAGAAGAATGGATTTAAAATAACAAAAAGCTCTTGATAATTATCAAGAGCTTTTTTGTATTTGTTCCAACTTTTGTTTTCTAATAAGATACATACAAACAATTATATCACCTACTACCATTATTTGTTTCATTTATTAATTCTTTAATTAGATTATTGAAATTTATATGCTTATTTTTACAAATGTTTGATGCTTGAGTAAGGGTATTATCATCTACACTCAATAATATTACATTTTCTGGATATTTATCCACATACGAATTAATAAAAAATCTAACAACTTCACTCATATTTTTACCTTTAAGGTTACAAATATTTTGAAATTTTTCATATTCACTTTCAGTTAATCTAATTTTAAAAAATCTATCTTTACTCATTAGTTTTTAATCTAGAAATAATAATATTATTTTCATTAATACGTTTTTGTTGTTTATTTGTACTTTTTTTACTTTTAGATTTTTGAATCTCTTTTCTTGCTTTTCCGCCCAAATAAATCTACATAATTTCAACCAAGATTAACTAAGATTATTTAAACTGTTATAACTCCCATAATTCAATTATTTTTTTTAATATATACTAAATAATTAAAAAAGTTTATATGAAAGCAATTAAAAATTTCGAATCTTGGAAAAATAATATCATCGATAATACTTTATTTAAAAGTGGTAGAGCAAAATATGATCCGCAAGTAACTGGAGGTAAAATTAAATATAAAACAAGTAGTTCTGAACCATATTATTTTGCAAACATAAGTAAAAAAAATGGTATTTTTGTTTGTAATATTTATAAAAAGAAAATAGATAGCGAGAGTATTAGAATAAAGCGCAAAAAACAAGATACATTAAAAGATGCACACAATTATGTTAGAGAATTTTTGAATCAAAAATTAAAAAAAACGAAAAAGGAAAAAGATACAGGTAAAAAGGAAAAAGAGTTCAATTTAGACGAATTGATGGATAGAGAAGAGCGTAGAGAGAATAGGCGTAGAGAGAGAGATAAAATATCAGATTATAATCAATCGATCATCAAACCTAAAAGAAAAACTATTCTTAGAAGATTTGCATGATTATAATAAAATAAAAAAGAGAACTTAAAGTTCTCTTTTTTAAAATATAATTAACTTCCTCAAAATACTAAACTCGATTTTGTTTCCCATTTAAAGTATAATCGACCATTTTCTCTCAAAATCAAATATTTGAATGTATTTTTATCTTTAACTTCTTGAAACATACAGTCATCGTCAATAACAATAGACATTTCACGAATATCAAAAATTTTAGATCCAAATGGAAGATAACCTAAGAACTCACCGTTTAATTTGACATATTCTACCAAATTATCATAGAATCCCACACTCGAATTTTTTTCAATCCATTGGTCTATATCATTATTTAAGTTAGATTTATATAACTTCCTAAATGTTACTTGATCTGCACCCAATTCTTCACATCTTAAAATAACATCTTCGACTGTATATTTATCATAATCATTAATAAGATTTAAGGATAATCTTAAATTGAAATCGTGTTTTTTAACAAGTTTAATAGTTTCAAAAACATCAAACTGTAAATGTGGAACACACCCAATAAATTCTAAATTTCTATCGTTATCAAAAATATTTGAAATTGAAAATGATATTGTTGTAATTCCAATTTTTCTAAGATGTGCTAATTTTTCATCTGTCAACATAACACCAGTGGTTTGCATTTCAATACTCTTAAACGGAGTATCTAATGTTGCATTTACTTCAGAGAAAAAATCAAGAAATTTTTCATTTTGAATTGGTTCACCTGTTCCTGTAAGAACAACAACATTACAACCGTTATCACGAGCAAACTGTAACCGATTATAATAATCAATATACTCTTGTGTGTTTTGAGCATTATTATCACCACCCATATGATTATGAACAACTTTATTGATTCTATCAGTATAAGGGTTTGTATGTGTTCGACTTACACAAAATTTGCATTTATTTACACACTTATTTTTTGTTGGTACACAAATACTTAAACTTTGAATATTCATATTTTGTTGTTTTTATAATTATAAGACAAAGGTATAAATAATAAATTTAAAAAACAATAAAAAAGAGAACATTTCTGTTCTCTTTTAAAATTATTAGTCGTTTTCAATATTACCAATTCATCATTTCTTGAATCAATTTATCCAACTCTTCAATTGTATATTCTTCTTGTTCATCTATTATAATATCACGTAAACATGCGAATTGAAACGCACCATCATAACCATTATATTTTTCACAAATATACGTCAATGCTTCTAATTTTTTCATATAATTATATTTTTTATTATTTTATATCTGCAAAGTTTAGATAAATTTTTCGATCATCACGAATCAAAGATATAACTTTAACTTTAATGTCATCTCCAACATTTATCTTTTTGTTATATTTAGTGATATAATTAGTTTGAATTAATCCTGTTGTTTCCTCGTCTAATGATATAAGAGCACCAAATGTTTTAATATCTCTAATCTTACCATCTAATACTTTACCAACTTTAATATTATCCCACAACGATTCTTTAAGAATTTGTGTTAATATAATTTTATTATGTTTGATAACTTCTTTAACATAAAACTCAATCTCCATACCAGCTTTTATCTGATTCATTTTATCTTGCCATTTTTCACACATATTAGCTTTATGTATCATTCCTGTTAAACATTCTTCACCATTTTCATTTGCGGAAAATTGAACAAACACTCCAAACGGAGTAGTTCCTGTAACTTTACCAACATAAACAATCCCAGTTTTTAATTTCGAGATTTCTTCTGGTATTAATGTTTGTAAATATTTACGTCTCGAAACAACATAAACGCCTCTTTCTTGTTGCATAGTTTCTAACATCACTGGATATGTTCCTCCTATGATAGATTCAGCATCATATAATTTATTAACATCTGCTAATGTATTTGGCATAAACGCCTCAACTGTAATATTATCCATATGGACATCTAACATATATCCTGCTGGCATTAAACTCTTTACTGTAGCGGATAACGATAGATTATTCTCAAAATAATCTTTCATTTTACTGTGAACTTTAAGTTTAATAAGTTCTGTTACTGAACCTCTAATTAAAAACGGTTTGTTTGAAACTTTGGTTATTAAAACATCAATAGGATCACCGACTTTTAAATCGGTAGTAAATGTACCTTTTTTTGGAATATCACAATAAACATAATCTTTATAACCAACATTTATATAATATTCTTTATCATTAATTTCAGCAATTATTCCACTTACCACATCATTAACTTTAACCTCTTTAAAAGACATAGACTCTAACATTTTACCATACATCTCTCGATATTCGCTTGTAATATCGGTATCACTTTTTACCTTTAATATTTTGTTGTTTGATAAAAATGGAAACGGATCAGGTAAGCTACCAATATTTTTCCCTTCAACTAATTCTGTAATCATAATTTTTTTTTAACTTGTTTAACAATAATTTTATTTATACTTAATTCTTTTAATTTATAATTTTATTTGAACCAAATTTAAAATTTATATGATTAAATTATTAAAAAGTTTAAATATTTTTATAATATTTTTATAAATTATAATTATTTTGTGGTCTTTGTATAGGTAAAATATCTTTGGAATGATCCCAAGTCTCTGAGTAAAAGATATTATCTTTTTTCCCCATATCATTTTCGCTCAATTCCCAATAAATATCTAAAAATAAAAATTTAAATGTGATAGTAAATGTCTGTTCAGAAACATCCATACCTTGATACATCATTCTGACTTCTGATAACGATTTAAGTAAAGCCGATCTAAAATTAACAGAATATAGGAAATCTCCATCTTTATCTAAAATATACAATTGTATCCAAGGTAAATTATATTTTCTGGTATTATTATAATATTCTGCAAATATTTGTTGCATCATAAAATAATTTGCATGTGAATCAACACTACGTAGCGTGATATCTAATGTGGGACTATATGTATCGTGAATATTTGTTGCGGGTTTATATTCAACTTTTTTACCTTTCATTATAGTTTGTTCTGATCCTTCATATGATATACTCGGAAAGACTATTTCTTTAATAGATGAGTTGATATATGCCATTGGGTCTGTATAAGGTATCCAATTTTTATCCATATATCTTTGTAATCTTTCTTCAACTTCTTTGGATAAAAAATCGGTTGGAAAATTAAATAAAAATTGATTATTTGCTGAATTTATTCTCATTTATTATTTATTGTTTTTTATTTTATAAAAGTTGCTACTTGGATTAGGTAAAATTTCTTCAAACTCTAAATTATTTTTAATATAAGATGCAAATCTATCTGTTAACAGTTAATTAAAATCTTATCAAATCTTATCAAATCATATCAATGATATAGTATTAAATTTGATCAAATCTATATTTGATTTGTTTGATTTTAATCTAAAAGAACTCCATTTAGCTTTTTCAGCGTCACTGAAGAGAAATCTATAGCTGTTTTTAGATTTCTTTTTAGTTTTAAAGTGGTTATATAAATCTTTATAAGTGTTAATGTTCGGTAACATTTCCTTCCAATGGGTAGTTACTGAACCAGTTAAAAATTTATTTACATAATCTTGTACTTTAATTCCATTTATTGTTAGATAACATCTGAAAGCCACTTCTTTAGCTGCTGCCACAGAGTCATAATCTTTATTGTTTTTGATTTGTCCAATAAATGATGTGTAGAAAGGGTTAACTTTAATAATTTTTATGTCGTTGATATTTAACCATTTGATTAAATTATTTACAATATAATTCCTGTTCCAATCATTATTAACAAATTTGTTGTATCTTTTACCTAAACCTTTATTTGAAGATTTGATATTTAAATCTTCCAGTGAAACATATTCAACTTGATAGTGCTGACATAACGACACAATATGTTTATTTAAGATTGATAATTCGTATCTTTTTTTATTTCTATCACATTTATTGATTTCTCTTAAATCGATCAACTCTTTATAAATTTCTTTGTTTTTATCCATGATAGAAATAGCTAACCAATTTGGATTTAAATCAATACCTAAAATTCTATTTGGTTTAAATTTATGCTTCACTAAAACTGGTTCGTTAAATGAAATCCATAAAAACTCTTTGTCTATTTCAAAATTGAAATAATTTTTATTTCTATTTGATTGATCTTCAATTATTTGTAGTAACCGTTTCTCGTTTTTTGATAACTTTAATTCTATATCATATTTCACTCCTTTTGTTGGTCTAAACGAAAAGGTTAAATCTTTTAATTTAGATTTTCTATTTCCGCCAGCGTCACTTGTTGAACCACGCATTTCCATTGGTGTTTCTTTATCTAAACTATTGGTTTTCTTATATTTTCTATTAAAGAAATTCTTTTTTCCACCAAAATACAGTTTGTTATCTGTTTGTAGTTCAACCGATTTTTTAACTGCACACTTAATCCAAGAAGCGTCCAATAAATCTATATTTTTCATTGAAGATTTGATTAGTTGTTCCAACTCAGACAGTTTTTCTATTTTATCTTTGATCCTGCGGTTATATGAAAAACGAACAACACTGTTGTATTGTTTTAATAGTTTTATAAAGTATTCATCTTCAATATAGTGTCGTTTTTTAATCGTGATCATTTATTTCTTTTGGTGTTTTTTTATTTATACTATATATAAATAAAAAGTATCCAAAAATAAACATTTGATATTATTTGATAAAATCTAATTATATTTTCATTGAAATGTTATAACACCGATTCTATAAAAATATTCATATTTGGATATATTTCTTCAAACCGTTTAAGTATTTGAGTGAATAACCCGTTACTTGTTTCTGCAACATCAATAGATGCAAAATCAAAAAAATCTAACATTTCTTTATTATATCCTCTTTTAGGCTTCCTAATAGATACGAATAGAATCATTACCTATCCAAGTATTTCTTAAGTTAGAGTTTAAAAAATCTGATATTTGATTTAATATATCTTCAACATCTGATTCTTTATATTTTTCATATGTTTTTAAATAAATCATTTTATTTCAGTTGTTGTTTTGTCATTATAACCATATCTTTTTGCTGGTAAAACGTCTAATTTATATATGTGGGGATTATTTAATAATTCTATATATTCTGCTTCAGATACTTCTGATGCTATAATTATATTATCTTTCATATAAACTATAGTGCCCCCACTAAGAAGAATTTCATTTTTTATATCTTCACTATATGATAATTGTTTATATACCGAACTTTGTGATGATGCTGCCATATCTTAATATTTATTTATTATCCAACCAATATTTATCTCGGATATTGTTATTGCTAAATTCTTTTTAGTCTCACCATTAGGATTCTTTGCCTTAATTTTAACATTAAATATACCAGATTCTGTCGGTGATCCAGTTATAGAATATATATCGCCAGATTTAGTTAATTGTAAACCTTTAGGTAAAATTCCAATTATAGTATACACTGTATCACTTACAGATGGCGTTATATTATAAGTTAAACCAGAATATTGTTGACAGCTAATTTGACCAGAACTCGTAATAATTGGTGGAACACCAACATTAACGGTTAATAGTTTTGAATCATATCCTGTTGTTCCAGATATATTTATGTTCATAATATATGTCCCACCTGTAATAAAAATCCCACTTAATGTGTTTTCAGTTAAAATTATTCCTGATGGTATATTATGAACATTATAAGTTATATCAGAACCAATAGATTCTATTGTATATGTGAAATCAGAACCAAACTTATTATTAACTATCAAATTTGTATTTGTTATTTTTACTGGTTCATAAATAGATAATACCAATTTTTTAGAATCAAAACCATAATCATTAGAAACTTTAAAATCTATATTATATATTCCCGATTCTGATGTTGTGCCACTTATAGAATTATGATAAATCATCAATTCTCCAATATAATTTGTAGGTTTAGTGTAATCATATTCTAATTGTAATGTACCATTTACACTTATTGGGAAGGTAAACCAATCATTTGTTAATGCACTAAGAGTAAAATCTGTGTTTGTTATCGTTGGTGGTATTCCATTTTGTGTTATAACAATCTCTCCATCAATAATATTTTTAATTATATCTTCATCTACACCACCATAAACATCACTGCTTGTTGTTATGTCGGTTGATGTCACACCTGTTAATTTAGAAATATCTAATTGATCTATTAAATCTGGTTCAATATCACCATATTTTTTTAACGGAACTTCTTCTATATAATCTATATATGAACTTTTTTTTAATTCAGCATATAATTCATCAGATATTTCGGTAGCTAATATAATATTATTATATGAATATATCACACTACCACCATTTGATACTATATCATTTTTTATTTCTGAATTATAATTTAAAATAGTTTCAGATAATTCTAATATTGATAGTAAATCATCTATATTTGTTTCTTCCATTATTAATTAGATGTATTTTTATATTTAGTATAAATTATAATCGTTTTTCCAGCTTTTGGCCAATCATCATTTGTTTTAGTTGTCGTATTATTTGTTGTAACTGTTGGTGATGGTGGTTCAATTGCGGTTATCTCTGCTGATGATGATACCGTTGATGATGCAGAATCCACAAATGTAATATCTTCATAAAACGTGAATGTTCCAGAATATAGTAAAGTTTTAACTTTATTTGATAATATAGTTAAATAAAAATTTATATAACCTTTATCATATATTTTTTTCAATACGGATAGATCATTTTCTACTATTTTAAAATTTATTATACCATGTTGATAATCATTATCAGCTTCATTATAAATGTATTTTTCAACAGATTCTGTATCAGATTTAAAAATCAATACTATTTCAGAATTATTTAAAATCCCAGAAAGATCATATTGTTCAAACGATGTAGTTGAGTTTGTTGGAATTTGCGCTATTCTAAATTGGATAATATTATCAAATGGTGTTATTATCAAATTTAGTAATCCTGTACCCTTATAATCTGTTGTTGATGTTGGACTATTTATGATAATTTTACCCACTTCAATTAGTTGTGGTGAATTAACCTTAATAATCTCTGTTGTAACATTACCAGAAAAATAATCTTTACCTAAAACAATTTCATCTGGTTTAGCATTATAAATTTTTAACTTATTTAAATTTTGAACATTTAAACTTAATAATTTTTTACCATATTTTTGAATATTATTATTTAATCCAATTGTTGATGTTCTAGATATAGTACTCATATCAACTAAATCTATAACTCGCATAATTACTTTTATTGCGGCTGTGGTATTAGATATCGTTAAAATTGGCCTATAATATATTTTCTTTGTATAATCATTTGTAACGGACACTGTTTGTAAATTAGTTTGCAAATTTTCTTCATAAAGATATATATCATATTCTATTCTTATACTTCGCCCTTTATTTTCCATTTCTCGAATAAAATTATCCAGATTTTCTCTTGATCCTGCATACATACCATAAATCTCAAAGAAATCACCTTCTGTAGATTCTGTAATATTGACAGCTAACGTATTATATTCTGGAGATTTTGGAAATGATGTTCTATAAGATTCTGACGCATAATAATATGTTGAACCTAGAACAGTTTCTTTGGAATTTAAATATGAGAAATCTACAAAAATAGGTGAGGTTTGACTCAAACCTTCCCCTAATGTCAAATTATCGTTAATAGAATTTTCCCAAACTGTATTACCTGTCGAAGAAATATTTCGTTGATTAGATAAATAATCAACGGAAGGAATTTTAAATTCGTAATACTTACCCCATTGTTGCTCATCATACATAAATGGAATAGCTAAATTTGTTAAACCAGAACTAGTTGTTAATGTAGAATCAAAAAATATATTTGATAATTCATATATTTCTTTATTATAATATCCATATGAAAACATTTTCAAATATAACCCAACATAACCTTCAAATAAAAAATTATATGTGGTAGGAAAATATAATCTAACTGTATCATATTGCACAGGAGATGAACTATAATCTTGCTCTTGTAAAAAATTATATTTAGATGTATTTATAACGGCATATTTCTTTAATACTGAATCCAATTTAAAAAGACTATGCTCTTTATTATTAATATTTGTAGTTGATAAAAAATTTCGTTTTTTATTCTCATTCAAATTAGTCACAACTTTATAATTTTCACTTACATATTGTTCATTATCAAACACCCATTCCATTAGGGTTTTATCATTTATCTTTATAAATTTAGATATTTTAGCCATTTTAGAAACATATTCTTTTTCTTATATATAAAAAAATAAACTTTCACTATTTAATTTAATAAAAATAAATAAAAACATTATGTCAAATTTAAAACTATTAAGTGATATGAGTACAGATGCTTCATATTGGACAATAGCAACTGGATTAAATACAGTGACCACACCATATTATGATATAAATTCTTATAGCTATTCTTTTGATACACATATAAACGAATTAGAACAATTATTTTATAAAATAAATATCGATAACGATGATGATAATTTATTGAAAGATAACATAATCGAAATAAATAATAATAAATTGATATTTAAATGTAATTTTATAAAAAATAGAATACAACCATATGAATATATTATGGAATTAATCAATAAAAAAACTAAATTAAAAGTTAAAGTTGAAGTGTCTGATATATTAACTATTATATATACAGATTTAATATTATTAAACATTGAAAATAATTTTAAATTCAACTCTAATTTTTGTGATTTTAGTAAACTTAAAGTTAAATTTAAATACAAAAATATATTATATGATAATAATAAATTATCATTAAGTGAATTAAGAAAAGATAAATTAAAAAAAATATTAGAAAATGAGTAAGACTAGTGAACAATATGATATAGCATTCAATCTTTGTCAATCAATTTTTTTCAAAAAAATGAAAGATTATGGTATAGCTTGGAGAATATTAAGACCAACATCAATGACCGATCAAATTTATATTAAAGCCAGAAGAATACGAAGTATTGAGGAAAACGGAATACAATTAGTTAATGATATAAATGATGATATTAAGTCAGAATTTATAGGAATAATAAACTATTGCGCTATGGCATTAATACAGCTCGAATTAGGTACATCTGAGCAAGAAGATCTATCAAATGATGAAACATTATCTAAATATTTAGATAAGCTTAAAATCGCAAAAGAATTGATGTTGAAGAAGAATCATGATTACGGTGAAGCTTGGAGGAATATGCGAATTAGTTCATATACAGATTTAATTTTAATGAAACTTAAACGCACAAAACAAATAGAGGATAATCTAGGTAAGACATTAATATCTGAAGGTATAGAAGCAAATTATTTAGATATGATTAATTATTCAGTTTTTGCATTAATTAAATTTTATGAATCAGAAAATAATAAAAAATAACCCCAAAATTGGGGTTATTTTTTTACTATAATTTACAATAGAAAAAAAAAACCTCCGAAGAGGTTTTTAATTATTTATCAGTTTATTCTGATAGATATTTTATTTCTAACTTTTTAGTTTTAGATTTAGTTTTTAATATTTTAATATCATCCGAATCCTTATCGTATTTTAATGTTATATTATCACCAACATTAATTTCATTATTAATAATAGAATCCGTTATTTTATTTTCAATATACTTCTGAATCGCACGTTTTAATGGACGAGCACCTAAATCTTTATCATAACCTTTTTCAAAAATATATTCTTTAACACTCGGATCAATTTTAACAAAATATCCAATTTCATTTAATCTATCCAATGTTATTTTTAATTCAACATCCACAATACTACTAACATTTTCTTTTGTTAAAGAATTAAACATCAACACATCATCGATACGATTTAAAAATTCAGGAGAAAACAACTTCTTAAGTTCTTTATCAATAACCGCATTTTGCTCTTTTTGAATATTTGCTGCTCTTGTTTCTGTTTCAAATCCGATTCCTGTGCCAAACTCTTTTACCTTACGAGATCCGATATTAGAAGTCATAATAATTATAGTGTTTTTAAAATCCACTTTTCGTCCATTACTATCAGTTAAAATACCATCATCTAATACTTGTAAAAGTATATTTTGAATATCTGGGTGAGCTTTTTCTATTTCATCTAGTAAGATTATACTATATGGTCTTTTTCGAACAGCTTCTGTTAATTCGCCAGCATCTTCATGACCAACATAACCTGGAGGAGCACCTACTAATCTTGATACTGCAAATTTTTCCATATATTCACTCATATCAATGCGAGTCATCGCATCTGCGGATCCAAACAATTCTTTAGCTAAAACTTTAGCTAGATAAGTTTTACCAACCCCAGTTGGCCCTAAAAAAATATAAGAACCAATAGGTTTTGATGGATCTTTAATTCCAATTCGTGCTCGTTTAATAGCTATAACTAATTTATCTACGGCATCATCTTGACCAATAACTACACTTTTAACTTTTATTGCCATATCTTTCAATTTGGCATTTTCATCCGCAGATACGTTATCGATAGGAATTCTAGCGGTTTTTGCGACAATTTCAGCAACATGATCTTTATTTACTTCATCTCTATTCGTATTTCGACTTAGTTCTTTCTCCCATTCGAGTTTTTCTACTTCTAATTGAGCTTTAAGTATTTTTTCATTGTCTCTTTTTATCGCAGCTTTTTCGAAATGTTGAGTTTCAATAAATTTCTCTTTTTCAAGAATAGATTTTTTAATTTTATTTTCTAAATCTATAATACTTTTAGGTGTAATGATTTCTTTTTTAACATTAATCATAGAACCAGCTAAATCTAACATATCTATAGCTTTATCTGGTAAACATTTATCTGTTATATATTTTTCTGTTAATGATACACACGCTTCAATTGCATCATCTGTATATGTTACATTATGATGGTCTTCATATCTAGATTTTACATTGTGTAATATCTCAATAGTTTCAGATTTACTTGTCGCTTCAATTGTAACTTTTTGAAATCTTCGTTCTAATGCTTTATCTTTTTCGATATATTTTCGATATTCTTCTTGCGTTGTAGCACCAATACAATGAAAATTTCCACGAGCCAATGCAGGTTTTAACATATTAGATGCATCTAAACTACCTTGTGCTCCACCTGCACCAATTATAGTATGTACCTCATCGATAAACAAAATGATATCTTTATTTGTTTCCATTTCCTTTATAATACTACGAATACGTTGTTCAAATTCTCCCCGATATTTGGTTCCTGCAACTAATGAACCCATATCAAGCATTATTATTCGTTTATTTTTTAGATTTTTAGGTACATCACCTTTAACAATTAATTGTGCTATACCTTCTGCAATTGCAGATTTACCAACCCCAGGTTCCCCAACTAAACACGGGTTATTTTTTTTCCTACGTGATAATATAATAGAAATTTGCTCAATTTCAGCTTTTCTACCTACCACTGGATCTAATTCGCCATCTAATGCCGCTTTTGTGAGATCCGTTCCAAATTCAGCTAATAAGCTTTTACTCTTTTTTGATAATTCTTCTGCCATATCTTCATCATTTATTAAATCTTCATCATCTTCATTTTTTAATCTACTTTTTAAATTTTTTAATAAGTTTTTAGATTTACTAAATAATTCTGTAACCAAATTATTTTTGTTCTCTAAAATAGCTAAAAAAACGTGTGCAACTTCAACATAATCTGATTCCATACGTTTAGCTACTAATTCTGAGCTTTTTAATATAGACGATGTTTCTGGATCAAGAGAAACATTAAGTTTTCGATCTGTTAAATCTTTAAACTCTCTATCTATCTGATATTGTATTTCCGCAGACCATTCTGTTAATGTCTGCTTAATCGCATCGATATTTAGATTTTCATCTTTTAAATAATTATAAGCAACAGAATCTTTTTCAAGCATAGCCAAAAATAAATGTTCAGGTCTAATAGAATTAGAATTAGCATCTAATGCTACATTTTTACTAGCTTTAATAAAAGTTTCTACATCTCTTGAATAATTCATATTTTTAAAAAATTAAATTTTTATAGTTTATTTTCTACTAAATTTATAATATTTTTATAGTTATTGGTTTTTTAAATTTATCAATAAATATACTACCTATAAAATATGGAAAAAATATTATGGAAAATATCCATATATATATATTTATCCATTCTGTTATTATAACAGCGATTAATTTAAATTTATCTTTATAAATACATAAATCATATCTATTCGGAACAATAAAATCTATATAAATATACAATATGTACTCTATAATTTTCTTCATAATTAGTCCTCAATTGTCAATGACAATCCTTCTTCCTCAAGTATTTTTTTAAATGGCAATAATTCATCTACAGATCCACTTTTAATTACCGACCGACCTTTATAATGAACAGTTAATGCTATTCTTTCAGCGTCTTCAAATGTGAACTTTAAATGTACCATTAAACAATTAATAACATGCTCAAACGAATTATAATCATCGTTCAATAGTATCAATTTTGATGCCATTTGATCTTCATAGTCAATTCCAGCTTCAGCTAAAATATCTTCTAAAGTCTTTGTTTTTTCTTTTGTATCACTCATATGTTTATATATCTTTATTCGGTTATTAAGTTTAATAATTTATACACAAATATAATTCTATTTTTAATTATATAAAAAATAATGACATGAAAAAAGAGAAGTTTTTTTAACTTCTCTTTTTTCATTTTATATATGTACGTTTATCTCAGATCTCCAAAATGTAAATATTTCATAATTTCTATCATTTTTGAATCTCCAATAGCTTTAATAGGATTATCTGACAATTTAACAACATGAATACCATTAATATTCACCAACTTAATAACCATATTTAATGCTTTACTTTTCCCTCCAGTGCTAATTTTTTTAAAGTCATTAGTGAAGAATGTACCAATACCAAATGAGCATTTAATTTTACCTTTACAATAGTTATTTAAATTAATTGCAGTATCAATATCTAATCCATCACTAAAAATTATAGTTTTAGTCATTGGATCAATACCTAATGAGTTATAATGATCGACAAAAATATCGACAAAATTAAATGGATCACCACTATCATGTCTAGGACCATCCCACAGTTTTGCCTTTTCTAATGAAAAATCTTTTATGAATGATTTAGTTCCAAATGTATCAGGAAGAACTGTACCCAAACTACCTTTGTAAGTTTCTGTCCAACGTTCCATAAATATTTTGTTTGGGTGATTCAAACTCTCCAAAGCTGCTACCGCACCAATAGCTTCATGAGCACAAGTACCTAATGCTTTTACATTATACTTCATCGCTAAATATGGATTACTTGTACCCATAAATCCAGAATAATTTTTCATCTCACGAACAACAATATCTTGTGTTTCAAAATTTCGTCTTCTACGAGTACCAAAATCTGTGAAAAAACAACCTGCTTCACTTAATAGTTTAGCTTTATATATAGCTTGTTCCACTTGACCATCCATACTCCAATCAGTATCCATATATTTGAAATAAACTTCTGAAATAATTGCCATTAATGGAACTTCCCATAGAATTTTATCTCTCCATTTTCCACTAATTTTAATATCAAGATTGTTTTCATCATCCAAATTAATATTAACCTGATTTGGATTAAAACGGTATGCTGCTAAATATTGACGATAAGATATTGGTAAAAATGGCAATTTATTTTTCATCCAATCATATTCTTGATCAGTCAACTTTAATTTACCCATTAACATCACTTGTTTTTGAATTTCTTTAAGCGATATAGTATCGAATTTCATAGATAAATCACGGTTATTAAATCGTGAAACACCCTCAGCCTCTGGGTAATGTTGAATCACCCAATTCATCATGGTAAATTTATAAAGATCAGAATCTAAAATACTCTTAATTATTGCTTTCATTATTATCTATTTTAAATATTTACACAAAAATAATCATTTAAAATATAACAAACAAACTTTAACTAAAAAATTATAGTTTTTTACATACCCAACCTTTATGGTGTAATCTTTTTCCTGATGCAACAATACTTAATAATGTGCTTTGTAAATTATTATCTTTAGCAAACTGTGTTAAATTTTTAACAATATATTCTTTTTTATTTGGGTCAATTAATTTATATGTATTTTTTGCATTTTTACCTAACATCGAATCACTCATTTTTTTTAGTGTTTCTTTTGTGTGTGGGTGTTCAATTTTTCGTTTTTCCCATGCTTTTGATAACGATTTTTTATGTTCTTTAGTTTTAGGTATATTTTTAGATTTATCACTCATTTTATTTCTTGTTTCTTGTGTTCTTTTTTTACCAGTATTTTTAGAAACTATTTTATTTATAGTTTCTGGTGTTATTCCACTAAACCCATCCCCGCCAAATGATCTATTATATCCAATAGTTATATTTGTTGAATCATAAAAATGAATCCAATATTTCTCTTTTTCATTTAGCAAATCAAAACTATCACATTCTTCTAAGATTTCTTTTTTAAAATTTTCTTTACCATATTTTTTGATAGCATGTTTTATAACTACACCTGAACCATAATACGCAGAATTATTTGTACTATTCTTCCCAATATATATTTTATCATTAATTAAATTAGTTATTTTATAAATTTGCATAAGTTGTATATATAAAATTTAACTTATACAAATCTGTGTCATAAAAAAAGAGCACCTAATTAGGTGCTCTTTTTATTTTATTTTATCTTTTTAATTATGCTTCAACCAAATTTGATTTTTTTACTCTTGGAGTAATAACCAACTGGGTTTTCAATACAAGTTCACGATCAACATCAACAGTTACACTTGCGGCACACGCTTCTCGTTGTTCTTGCAATAAACTGATAACTTCATCCAAAGTGAAAGATGTTTTTTTAATATCTGAAGAAATTGATTGAACAGTCTTCTTTGTTACCTTTTTTGAAGGATCTACCGCAGCAGCTTTTTTAATAATAGCTTCAGCTTTTTCGACATCTTTTACATTTGCATTAACTTCGGCTACCAATGTGGCTGATACATTACCATCATTAATCATATTTTTCATTTCTTTGCTACTACCAGCAACGGTCACCAAATCCGATACATGTTTGTATGTTTTACCAATTTTTTTGGAAATTTCGGTAATTGTCCAACCATAACTAACCAATCGTTTGTATGTTTCACCCAACTCAAGGGGACTCATATCTTTTGAATCGTTCGACAAAAGAGTCATGATAAGTTTTTCGTCCATCGATGGCTTACGGATTGATTGGAATGGTACATATTTAATTTCTGCACCTTCTTTAAGAGCCAACATTGTTGCTGCAAATCGTCTGTGTCCAGCAATAACAAAATAAAAATCTCCTTCTTTGTAACCTACGAACGGAGTCAAGATACCATTTTCAATGATACTATCTTTCAATTCTTCCAGATTGCCCATATCGAAACGTGGGTTCCAATCTTCAACACGTAACATTCTTGGATCTACCAAAAGAACGTCTTTCTTTTTTGTTGCGTTAATTACTACGTTAGTTGCTTCGCTGTTGTTGTTTGAATTTTTCATAATCGTTGTTGTTTTTAATTATTAATGTTTTGTGTTATAATTACAATACAAAGGTAACACTTTTTTTTATATCTGCAATAGCATTTATAAAAAAAGTGCATAAAAAATTAAAAAAATTGACAACAATTTTCTTAACTACCTGTTTATTAGTGTATTATAAAATAATTGTCCAACTATTTGCGGTTGCAATGCTCGTATCACATGTTGCACTACCTGAATTATATTATATTGGTTAATTTTTTTAGCTTAAATAAACGCAATTCTTGTTTACTTGAAATTAACGTCTTTTCTTTATATGTATATTTTACTTTTAATTGAACAATATCAGAATCTGTATCATATTTGTAATCTAACATATTTTTTATTTTAACAAACATCACATCATCTAAAAAAATACTATATAATATTGTGCCAATTTTATCATAAATATCTACTGAGATATTAAATGTTTTTTTATTTTTTATTAAATTATTCACAGTAGACAATACGGGAACTTCTCCATTAATTGATAAGAGATTAAATATTATATAGTTATTTGTTAATTGTACACAAGACTCTGTTAATAGTTCGTTATTAAAATTTACGGTAAATAATGTTTTATATATTGGTTCATATATCATATTAAAATCTTTTTTTAAATATATAATTATTGTAGTATTGTTCCTCCATATTATTTAAAGTTTCTAAAATCGCATCTAATAATTTATTATTATCAATTAATTCTGAATCATATGTTGTTTTTTTTAAATCAGAAATTTCTTTTATAATACTTTCTAATAAAACATAAGGTCTCCCATCTTCTCCTCGTATCGTCTTTATTGCCCCCATGAATTTTTTTAAATTTTAATTTTATATATTAAGTTTTTAAATAAAAAAATATAGATAAAAAATCTAGACTTAAATTAATTCTAAATGTGAAATTAAATCTACATCCTTTTTTATTTCAATTAATGTATTATAATTTATATCATGTACATGTTCAATGATTATTATTTTATTTACTTTTAATTTTAAATCATCAAGAAAATCCGTAAATTTATGAATTGAATCAGAAATTAGTTTTCCCATACATTCATCTAAAAATATAAATGTTGGTTTTGATTTAACATTTATTTGACGTAAAGCGATTTTTAGTGCCAATGCGCAAAATGTTCTTTCCATACCAGAGCTAGTTATAGCATCTTGACTAACATCTAACCTATCATCAGCACTCATTCTTAAAACTAAATTTTCATCAAAAAATAAAGTAAAATTCACATTACTTAATAAATCATTCAACTCTTTATTTAGAAGGTGAATAGATTTTTTCAATAAAAATGTTGGTAACCCATCTCGTGATATACATTTTTGATATTCTTTTAATAATTCGTCCTTTTTCTTTTGTTTTAAATATTTTCTTATTTTAGTTGAAATGTTAATAATTTCGGTATCTTTTATTAATATATTTTTTTCTAAATGATTATTATTTTCTAATATATCTTTTATACCATCTTTTATAATGAATATTTTTTCATTGATTCTATCAATAGAAAACTGAATAGTTTTATTTTCTTCTATTTTAGATTTATACTCTTGATATTTTTCAATTTCGTTATTAAGTTCATTAATTTTAAGATTAAAATTTTCTATTGAAAGTATAAGATGTTCTTTTTGTGATTCTTTTTTACTCTTTAATTCATAATTATCTTTTTTATTTTCTTCTTTTTCAATATCATTTTCAATTCCTTCTATATTAATTTTTTTCAATTCTAATTCTAGATTTTTAATAACTATAACGTTATCAGACTTCTCTTTTTTATATTTTTCAATTAAATTGTTACCTTTTATTATATTTTCATTTAATGTTGGAACATTTTCAAATTTATCATCATAAATTTCATTGATAATATTTTTTAATTGTTCATTTTCTAATTTAAGAGAAATTGTGTCTCCAACAAGAGATAATTTAGTTTTTATTTCATCTGAAAATACTCCAGATTTTAAGTCTTTTATTTTTGTATTAAGTTCTAATATATCTTTATCTAATATTGTTAATTCGTTTTTATATTTTTTATACTCAGTTAAATACTCTTGAATAATAACATTATTTAAATTCTTTTTATTAACTTTATACTTTATACTATCTTCTAAATGTAAAATATGTTCTGAGAATTTAGGATCAGATTTATCATATTCTCGACCACATGTTGGACACGATGTTGAATTTTCAAGTTCTTTTATCTCAGCGTCTAATTCCTCATTGTTTTTCTTCAATAACAAACCATCTTTTTGTAACACTTTAATATTATTTGAAATATCATTGTGTTTTAGTTCGTTTTTTTGTATTTCACTTTTAATGGAATTAATTTCCAAATTAATAATATTCTTTTTTTCATTATTAATTTTTTCAATAGTTAAATTGTTATCATTAATTTTAAATTGCATTTTGTTAACTTCTGATGTTTTAAGATCTTTTATCTTACTTAAAACTTTATCTATTTTTGAATCAGACTCAACTAAATTGTTTTTCATATTAGATATATCATCTTTTATCTTAGATATTTTATCATTGGCTTCTTTTAAATTAATTTTTAATAAATTTAAATTTTTAGGATCAAAACTAGTTGGTAACAATTCTAATTCATGTTCAATTGCTAAAATATGATCATTTGAATCTTTAATTTTTTGGTTATAGTTTTCAATTGAATTATAATTAATACTCTCATTAAAACTATTCATTTTTGAATCCAAAACGTTTAATTTTTTGTTTAGTTCGTCCCGATTTATATTATGCTCAGATAGTTCAATTTCAAAATCGTCAATTTGAGTTTTATTTAATATCATTTCACCTTTTAATTCTTCAATATCAGTTTTTAATTTAACCATTAATGCTTCAGATTCTTGAACATCTATAATTATTTTTTCTTCTGATAATTCTTTTTTGTAATTTTTAAATTCTTCTAATTTATGTTCAAAAATATCATATCCAGCATCACGTATTATGTTATCTATGAAGATACTTCTAGTTTCAGATAATATCGCATTTAAATTATCAGCGTTTGTATAGGATAATCTAATGAAATCTTTTATGTCTCCTAAAATAGAATCCAACATTTGCTGAGTTTTCTTCTTTACTTCTCCTGTTAATTTATTATCATCAGATATAATAGCATCTTTATAATATTCTAATGTTGTGGAACATGCTGTAATTTTATCTTTATTTCTACTCCAAATTCTTTCTGTTCGCCTCTCAATTATAAATTTTTCACCATTAACATCTATAACTGCACCACCATTACAAAAATCCAATTGTCTCTTATTGTTAATATATCGAGTATCACCAAATTTTTCTGGACTCAATGTCGTGGTCGTTTTACCATAAAGAATATATGTTATAGCATCTAGTACTGAAGTCTTTCCTGCGGTATTTAACCCATTTATCTGGACAATGCCATCTATATCTTTCCAATCTATAATATTATCATCTCCATATGATTTAAAATTAGAAAACCAAAACTTATCAATACTCCACTCAATTTTATTAACTGTTTCTGATAATTGTAATCTACCATTTATAATATCATCTATTTTAAGAATATCATCAATATCAGATTTATTATACTTTTGTTCAATTAAATATTCATTAAAAATACTAGCTTGAACCTTAAGATCTGTTAAATCTAATGTTTCTGATAACATCTTAGATGATATAACATCGTTATAAATATATGTCTTATCAAAAATAATTTTTGTTGTATTGAAATTATCTTTGATATGATCCCTAATTTTCTTTTCGTTAGCTGTTGTTATATTTGAACTATAATCTGTCCAATGAACTTTAATTTCTAAATCTGTACCATATCCAGATGACGTTAGATTTAAATTATCATAATCCGAAGATTCACTAATATATAAATTTAAAAATGTGTGATCATTTGGTATATTTATATGAGTTAATGTGAAATCTGTTTTTGATTTTATATCCCACAATAAAAATCCATGAGGTTCAACACTTTCCCCAAAATTTTGCTGTATAGTTGATCCACAGTATGCAGCACTTTCATTTTTTCTAAATGTTTGGAATTTGTGAATATCACCAAGCATCATGAAATCATTATTCTTAAAATAGGATATATCCTTATATTTTTTATCGTCAAAAACTTTACCTACATCTGAACTACAACCATAAATTGGATCATGATACAAACCAATATATATTTGTTCATTATCTTTTGTTACATTTAACCAAGGATCATTATATTTATCTATATGATCATAAACAACCCAAGTAATTTTTGAATCATTATAAAAATCTGTTTTATTATAATAATTAATATTTGAATTATTAATTAATTTTATTATAGTTTCAACGCTATCTATTCTATTAGAATTCTTTTTCCTGATATCATGATTACCTCTAGTTATTATAACTTTAGCTATATTTGCTAAATTATTAAGAAATTCACCTGAAAGTATCTTGGCCTCATTCGATATTTCAATAAAATTTTCGTATAAATCGCCACTAATTACAATCCTATCAGGTTTAATTATATTTAATTCATCATATATTTTAGAAAAAACTTTGCGATATTCATCATGTCTTTCGATGTTACGTATGTGAATATCAGCTAAATGTGCTATTTTCATTAATTATTATCTTGTTTTTTGAAATGTTCAATCATAATTTCTTGAATCATTTTGGATTTGGTTACTTTATTATCTTTAGATAATTTAGTTAGTATTTTAGCTAACTCTGGGTGTATTGTAATTCCAAACTTAACATTTTTATCTTCATCTTTAACTTTTTTTCGCATAAGTAAAAAATCATTTTATTCTTTTATACTATTTTACATAATTTGTTTAAATAAATTAAAAAATATCATAAAATATTACTTTTTGAACATTTTATTTTTAATTATGATAAAGGAATTAAATATTGTTCAGAAAAATTAAATAGATCTTATTATTCAGTGAAGTCTCAATATCAAAATAAAAAAATAATATATAGCTATTTAAAAAATCAAAAATAGCAAATGAAAAAATTACCGTTGGGATTATATTATGAAATAATAAACATAGATTCGAATAATAACATATATCGAGTTGTATCAAATATTCCATTAATAAATAATTTAAGATCAAATATAGGCGAAAATAGTGAACAGTTTATTGAAAGAATATATAATTTAGTTAAAAATGAATTTATAAATTTTAAATTTATTTAATCTTAATGAAATGTTCGTTACCCAACGGTTTTGTTATTACGAATTTAATTGGTGATTGGTATCCATTTTCCAATTTTTTTAATGCAACATCTATACTATAATCAAATAAATCTGCACAACCATCTTCTGGATCAAACTTCAAAGATTCAATTGGAGTGTTGATAATTTTTAATACTGTATTACAACCCTTTTCTTCTGCAAACCACAATGCATCTTCTGGTTCCGTAGAAACATAAAGATATTGTGGTTGTCCCATATTACCACCTTGTCCTATTTGATTTGGACTCCAACCATTTTTAAGCAATTCGTTAGCATTATGTTCACATGTGCCGTGATATAATGTTATATTATTTTTAAAATTTGCTTCAAACCTTTTAATATATTTCATAATTACCATCCTCTTTCTAATTCTTGTTGTTTTTTAATTCTTCAGCTTTTTTTAATGCATTAAACCATTCAGGATCGATAGAATAATAAAAATCATTAACTAATTTTGCGCAATATGTGAAATCATCTACAATTTGTTTAGGATTAGTTAGTTTTAAAATATTATTAGTTTTTTCTACCAAATATTTTATATCATCTTCAGCTCCTAATTGCATTTGATTATTATACTGCTCAATTATTTGAAGCATATACAACATTCTTGGGATATCTTTATATATTTTACCTGCTGCCATATTTTTATTTTATTGTACAAACTAAAGTTTCCCATTTATTATTTCTCCAACCCTTTATTGTATATTGATTATCTGCCATTGTTAGTTTATTTTCATCGATATAGATATTTATTTCTTTTAAGCTTTTTGTGATTAATGTATTTGAACTATTCCATTTCCCATCTTTATAGCCATTCCATTCTAACATAAATTTTTCAAATGCCGAATTAAATGTTTCAAAAGTTTTAAGTGTTTTCATATTTAGTATTTTTTTTTTGAATTATTTCAAATAATGTTATCATAAATTAAATTCTTCTATACCTTGAATAGCATCCATATCATCTTTATATTTTGGGTTATTTTTTATTTCATGATTAATTCCATTAAACCCAACTTTATCTTTTAAAAACCCCCAATATCCAAAATCTAATAATGCTTCTTGAACTTCCTTATATCTAAATGATGTTAAATCGTTTAAATTTTCTTCTTTAACTCCTTTGGATAACATATATCTAAAGACATTAATATTCCCTGATGCACGTTCTAAATAATTATATTCAATATCTGTAATATCATAACCTTTTTTAACAAAAAAATCTACGACATCAGCATTATCGGTCGCTATCGCTTCGCTTAATATTTTTTCTTTTATATCTTCTAATTCTGTAGAATAATTTTCAAATAATTTTATTAACATATTTGTTATTTGTTTTTTTTTATATATATTAAAAAATTAATTATAATTATGGATATTCTAATTTGTTTAATGATAGAAGCATATAAAAAATATGGTGATGTATTAAAATTTAATAAAAATGATATTGATCATTTAGCTAAAAAATATAATGCTTTCGAAAATATAACATGTAATGAAGCTGGTTGGTTTCTTCTATATGAAGAGGGATATCTGTCTCGTGATAAACTTGCTAGTTTATTAGATATTGAATTTATTGATGATAAATGGTATTTGGTTGTAGATGATTTTGATGATATTTTATCTGATGATACGATGATAGAAATTTTAAAAGGCGAAATTGATAGATATGATTGGCAAAGTTATGATAATAATATTTCTGATTGGTGGAGAGACTATACAGAAGAAACACTAACAGAAATTATTAATTATTGTGATAAAAATGGATTAGAAGTTGAAATAGATGATGAAATAGTATTATTATCAAATGATAATTTGAAATTAATTAAGGGTGATATTTACATTAATGAAGATGAAAAATTAGTCGATTATATAAATGATGATAGTTTAGAAGATTTAAAAGATATTTTGAATAATGCTATATGTGAATCTCAATCATTAGCTGATGAAGTTGCCGCATATAAAGCAGTGAAAGATGAAGTTGAAGATAAAATAGGCACATATGAACATAAAGATACTGGCAAAAAGGATAAAAACGGACACATAATTTATAAATATTATTTTGATTTAAATATAAATTTTGATGAAATAAAAGAATGGTTGATTGAGGGTTATGGCGAATTTGAATTTGATGATCAAAATTATGGAGGCTTAAAATCAATATTAAATGAAATGGATTATTTTAGCGAAGCAAAAGCTCCAAATTGGGATTATATTTATGGTAGTATAGATGATGAAACTTTAAATGAAGTTACACAAGATAGATTACAATGGTAATTTATAAATTATAAACTTCTTTATCAACATAAAAATCAGGTATAGATATTTCCCCACCATAGATTATATTTACATCTCTATCATCTTCATCTCTTAAACTTAATAATGTATCGTTATAAGGTTTATTTTTGAAATAATCTATTGTATCGTTACCATAATCAACACTTAAATAAATAACATCAAATTTACTCATTTCTTCATCAAAAAAAGTTTGTTCGTATTGTTGATCAATATTAATCCAATTACTGTAAAAAAAATCTTTAACTCCTAATTTATCTAATGCAACATTAAATTTTATTACAGATTTATCGATATTAAGTTTATAATAAATTATAACATCATGTTTATTTATTGGAATAGGTTTAAATGATGATTTATCAAAGTGTTTAATGTACCTCATTTTTATATTTTTCTATTAAACACATATAGATCGAATACGCTCTTATTGTTTAATATTTTATTTTTTGGTAAATCTTCTCCTAAAAAAGATGCAATACATTTATAATTACCTAATAATTTTTTACCATCATAAACTTTAATTTGTCTATTTAATGTTCCCGCAGCACCAACTACCATTATAAATTTATTTCCGAATACACTTTTTAGTAATGAAAATTTTAAACTTTTTGTGATAGGATCGTTAGTAAACCTAATTGTATCTAAATTTTTCTTATTTATAATTTTATTTTTAAACGGAGATTTCATATCAATTATTGAACCTGTGTTTGTCAATTCAATATTTATTACAGCTCCACTTTCTTGTGCAATCG